ATCACGGGGGTAATTCGGCCCCCGCGCGAGCGCTAGTGGCTGGTCTGGGGAAAAGTGAACGAAGTGGTGAACGCTGGGGGTCGAAGTGAACGGGCGCGTCGAGCTGGTCACGCAGGCCGAGTACGCGCGGCGCCGGGGCGTGGCGAAGTCCGCCGTGGCGAAGGCCGTGAAGGAAAAGCGCATCACTCTCATCGACGGGAAGATCGACCCCGCCGTAGCCGACATCCAGTGGCAGCAGAACACGCGTGCCAGGGCCGACAGCGGGCGCGCTGGCGCGTCGCTGCCGATAGAGCAGGGGGGCGGGCAGGGTGCGTCAGAAAGCGCGCCACAAGCCCAGGATTCCCAGCCCGTGGCGCCCGGCGATGACTACCAGAGCCTGCGCGTGCGCCGGGAACGGGCGTCGGTGGAACGCGAGGAGCGGGAGAACGCCCGCGAGGCCAAGCTGCTGGTGTCCCGCGAGGCGGCCTGGCGCGGCGTGTTTGACGCCTTCCGCGCCCTGCGCGATGAGGCCATGGGCGTGCCCCAGCGTGCCGCGCCGCAGCTGGTGGGCCTGGCGGACTCGCGCGAGATCGAACGCATCATCCACGACGAGCTGCGCAAGGCCTTCGGCGCGGCCGAACGCCGCCTGCAGGGCGTCCTGCCAGAGGAGACCGACCAGTGAATCTCGCTGACGGGTATGCACTGATGGTTCAGGCAGCGGTCGAGGGCATGCGCCCGGACCCCGAGCTGCTCTGCGACGAGTGGGCCGAGGAGTTCATGGTCCTGCCCAAGAGCGGCCCGAAGCCGGGGCGCTTCAGTTTCGACCACAGCTATCCAGCGCGTCGCGTGCACCAGGTGCTGTCGCCTGGCCACCCCTGCAAACGGGTGGTGGCGAAGGTCGCATCTCAGATGTTCAAGACGCAGACGGCTCTGAACTGGATCGGCTCGCTGATCCATCGCCGGCCGCGCAACATCCTGGCCCTCGAGCCGACGGATACCCTGGTCAAGCGCTTCTCGGCGCGGATCTCGACCATGATCCGCAGCGTGCCGGAACTGAAAGAGCGCGTGGCTGCGGCGAAGAGCCGCGACTCCCGGAATACGGTGCAGGCCAAGGATTTTCTGGGCGACGCGACGCTGTACATGAACACGGCTGGCTCGGCCGCCAACCTGGCCGAAGTCTCCGCCCCCTACATCTACGTCGACGAGATCGACCGGCTCGAGCTGAACGTCGATGGCGAAGGCGATCCTGTCGAGCTGGCCGAGGCCCGGGCCACGCAGTACGCGAACGACGCCAAGTTTTTCTACACCTCCAGCCCGGCCATCGAGGGCTTCTCGAAGATCGACACCCTCTTCGAGATGGGCACAAAGGAGTACTACCACGTCCCGTGCCCGCACTGCGGCGAGCTGCACGCCCTGCTGCTTGAGAACTTCAAGTATCGGCGCGATGAAGACACAGGCTTCATGGTCCGGGCTTGGTTCGACTGCCCACATTGCGGCTGCGAGATCGACGAACGGCACAAGACCTCGATGCTGCGCGACGTGGCGGCTGGCGGCCAGGCACGATGGGTCGCCACGGCCCAGGGCGATGGCGAGACCATCAGCTTCACGCTGTCGGCCTTCTACATGCCGGTGGGCGCGATCACCTGGCTCACGCTGGCGCGCCAGTACGCGCGGGCAAAGGACCGCCTGGCGCGTGGCGATCACGAGGCCATGCAGGTGTTCTACAACACCCGCCTGGGCCTGTCGTACAAGAATTCGGAGACCGTGACCACGGCCAAACAGCTGCGCGACAGGGCTGAGAAATACCCGCTGCGCGTACTGCCCGACGCGGCCCTGGTGGCCATCCTGACGGCTGACACCCAGCCCAACCGCTTGGAGGTGCAGATCGAGGCCTGGGGGCCTGGCCTGGAGCATTGGGTGATCGACTATATCGTCCTCAACGGCGCGCCCACCGACCCGCCCGATACGCCGGGCAGCGTGTGGCAGCGCCTGGACGAGATCCGGCGCACGCCGCTGCTTCACGCATCGGGCCGGCCCATCATGATCAGCGCCTATGGCATCGATGCCGGTGGCGCGAACACGCAGGATGTCTACAACTACGGGTCAGCGCGCCGCACCTTGAACTGCACGGTGCTGCATGGTTCCTCGCGCCCGAACAAGCCCATCATGGGCAGCGCTCCCAGCCGCGTGGACATCGATTGGGGCGGCACCAAGACGCCCGGCGGCGTAGAGCTGTGGACGGTCGGTACCGACGTCGCCAAGGACTGGCTTTCCAACCGCATGCAGTTGGCCGAAGGCCCGGGCGCCATGCACTTCAACGATGCCCTGCCACCCGAATGGTTCGACCAGATGGTGGTAGAGCAGGCGCGTACGCGCTGGCAGAAGGGCCGCGCCATCCGCGAATGGGTCAAGCCCAATGGCGCGCGAAACGAGGCCTGGGACGTCAGTGTCTACAACCTTGCCATCGCCCATCAGCTGGGGCTGCACAAGTGGACCCCGTTGGATTGGCAGCGGCTGCGCGACAAGCTGATCCCCCCTATCGGCGATCTGTTCGCACCTGTACCGGCGCCAGTGCCGGCCCCCGTGCTGGCGGCGGCGCCAGTGCCCGAGCCGGTCGCGCCCGTGGCGCCCGTCCCGCAGCCTGCACCTGTGCCGGTACAGACGTCTGTACACGCCGAAGCGCCAAGCCCCGCGAGCGTGGTCCTGCCGCCGCCTGCAATGCCGCCACCGGCACCTGTCCCGCCCCCGCCGCCTGTCGCGGCCCGTTCGCCATTGCCCCACGTTGCCCGCCCGGCGCCCGTTGGCCGCCGCATTTACTCAAGAGGAATCCAATGACCCGCCACGACGATCTCCACGACCCCGAAGCCCTGCGCCTGGCAGCCCCCGCGCCCGGCCAGGACGATGAGGCCGAGCCTCACGCCGACTATGAACAGCAGAACCTGGACCAGCTGTGCGAGCGCTGGGTGGCCTGGAAAGCCACTCGGCGCTTCTACGGGCCATCGCCGAGCATGGGGTCGATCCTGGGCCAGCTCAGCGGTGCGCGCACCAGGCCGCTGCGCACAGATGGGCCGAACGCTGCCTGCAGCGCTGAGCTGGCGGCCTTCCACCTGGCATACCAGTGCCAGCCGGATGCGCTGGACAAGCGGGTGTTCGACCTCTACTACGTGCATCGGGTCACGCCCGTGAAGGTCGCCGCCTCTGCGCTGGAGATCAGCCGCCAGCACTACTACCTGGTGTTGGCCTCGTTCCGAAAGCGGCTTTACTCTGCGTCACAGGCCATTCTTGAGGAATGGAATCCAGGCAATAGCGCAGAAGTCAAGGATTAAAGTGTCAGCTCTGGATATGACAATTTAGGCCTCGCTTTGATATGACACTTTGGCCCAAAATTGGCATCAATTCAGGTAGGTCTAAAAAATCCGCCTGAGGCAGAAAACACCCTCCCGACACCCAACCGCAGCAGCGAAAGTCGGTATCAGCCCCCGGTCTCCGAAAGGAGTCGGGGGCTTTGTTTTGGAGCCTTCATTCATGCTTTCCATCCAACGCACGGGCGCCTCGATCGCTGACGTGATCGCGTCCGTGCGCGGTGTGCCGTCGCGCATGATCCCCTATGCGGCGGCCACTGCGCTTACCCGCTGCGCCAAGCAGGCGCAGACCGAGGATCTGCCGGCCGAGATGCGCAAGGTGTTCTCCAACCCCGTGCCCTATACGCTCAACGCGCTGCGCATCGAGCCTGCCAACAAGGACAACCTGATGGCGCGCGTCATGGTCAAGACCGGCGCGCATGCCCCGGGCGTCGCCCCGGAAAACTTCCTGTTCCCCGAGGTCGAGGGCGGCGTGCGCAAGCACAAGGGCCTGGAGATGGCCCTGCGCTACCAGGGCGTGCTGTCGCCCACGCAGTACGCCATGCCTGGAGCAGCAGCCAAGCTGGATGCCTACGGCAACGTCAGCGGCGCCCAGGTTCGCACCATCCTCAACGCCCTCAAGGGCATCCGCGCCGCCAGCTCCACGCGCGACCGTGCCACGGGTGCCAAGCTGCGCAAGGGCCGGCGCCTGGCCAACGACATGTTCGTAGGCCAGCCGCAGGGCGGTGTTCGGCCTGACGGCATCTGGCGGCGCGAGGGCAAGCGCCTGCGCGCCCTGTTCGTCTTCACCAGCGACGCGCCGGACTACTCGGTTCGGCTCGACTTCAGCGGCACCGTGCAGCGTGTGGCGCTGGCGCGCTTCCGCCCCGAGTTCGAGCGTGCGATCGCCGACCTGCAATCCAAAGGATCTTGGTAATGACTGATGCCGCCACTGAGCTGACGCAGGAGCGCGAGCGCCTGCAGTCCTATCTCGACGCCGAGCAACGCATCCTGAACTCGCAGGAGTACATGATCGGCAACGGACAGACCGCCAGGCGCAACCGCCGCGCCGATCTCGAGCAGGTTCGCGCAGGCATTGAGCAGTGCCGCGCCAATATTGAGCGCCTGCAGGGCCGGGCCGGCCGCGTGCGCCGCGTCGCTTACCTGTCGCCCCGGTAAACCGCCATGGAACTCAATCTGCTTGACCGCGCGATTGCAGCGGTGGCTCCGGGCTGGGCGGCCGATAGGGCGCTGTCCCGCGCCAAGATCCAGACGCTGGGGGCAATGCAGGCAATGGGCGGCGAGATGCCATCCGCCGGTTCTGCCTCTCCACGCCGCTTCTGGAGCCCGCGTCCCCGGGATGCTCGGTCGGACACGATGCGCCAACTGCCTTTCCAGCGTGGCGCCTCGCGCGAGCTGGCGCGCACCAGCCCCATCGCCGTGGGTGCCATCAACACCAACATCGACCGGGTCGTGGGCACAGGCCTGGCGCTCAGCGCGCAGCCGAATCTGGCGGTGCTGGGCTGGTCGCGCGATCGCGCGCTGGCCTGGAAAGCCAAGGTGCAGCAGGAATTCAGCCTGTGGGCCGACAGCACCGAGTGCGATATCGAGGGCAAACAGAATTTCTACCAGCTGCAGGCTCTGGTGCTGCGGTCGGCGCTGGAAAGTGGCGACTGCTTCTCGCTGCTGCCTGATGGCGAGCGCACGGCCACCCAGCCCTACGAGCTGCGCATCCAGGTGCTGGAAGCCGATCGCGTCGGCAACCCCGGTGGCAAGGCCGACAGTGACACCGTCGCCGGCGGTGTACGCCTGAACGCTCACGGTGCACCAGAGGCCTACCACCTGTACGACAAGCACCCGGGCAGCGGCTTGCCGGCAGTGGGTGGCGCGTACAGGGGCGAATGGATCGAACGCCTGGGTCGCAGCGGTCGCCGCCGCATGCTGCACCACTTCCGCTGCCTACGCCCGGGCATGCCCCGGGGCGTGCCTTACCTGGCGCCCATCATCGACTGCATCAAGCAGATCTCGCGCTACACCGAGGCCGAGATCATGGCGGCGGTGCTAACCGCCTACCTCACGGTGTTCATCGAAGCACCAGGGGGCAACGCGGCGCCGGTATTCGACGGCACCAGCTCGACCCACTCCGAGGCCCCGGCCGACATCGCCCTGGGCCAGGGCGCGGTCATAGGCCTGCAGCCTGGCGAGAAGGTCCAAATGGTGAACCCGGTGCGGCCGAATCCGAACTTCGAGCCCTTCATCCAGGCCGTCATCAAGCAGATGGGCATCGCCCTGGGCCTTCCCTTCGAGCTGCTGACCAAGCAATTCAACGCCAGCTATTCCGCGAGCAAGGCCGCGCTGCTGGATGCCTGGGTGTACTTCCGCAGCGTGCGCTACTGGCTTTCGCTGAGCTTCTGCCAACCCGTGTTCGAGACCTGGCTGGCCGAAGCCGTGGCCATTGGCCGCGTGCCCGCGCCGGGCTTCTTTGCCGACCCGCTGCTGCGCTGGGCCTACACGCGGGCCGCATGGCCGGGCGACAGCATGGGCAGCATCGATCCCAAGGCCGAGGTGGAGGCCTACGTCGAGGCCATCGACGCGCGGCTGATGACTCGCGAGCGTGCCGAGTGGGAACTGTTCGGCAGCGGATGGGATGAGACCTACGACCAGAAGCTGGCCGAGTACGAGCGACTGGTCAAAGACGGAATGCTGCCCACGCCCAAGGCCGGCGCTGCGGCGCCCCAGCAACCCAAAACAACCCCTCCGAAACAAGCCCCCCAGGAGCAGGAATGAGCACTGATCTCGCCCCCTTGACCGAGTCCCACCACCACCGCCGCCGCATGGTGTTCGACCCGACGATCAACCTCGGTCACATGCTGACCTTCGTCGGCTTTCTGGTGGCCGGTTTTTCTGCGTACAGCACGCTGGACAAGCGCGTC